CCCGAACCCGACAGTTCGTAAACATGTGGACATAAGCGGACACAACATAGACCTGATTGAGCCTCTTGACTACGTAAGCATGGCACACTTGATCGCCAAGTCGCGCCTCGTGCTAACGGACTCTGGTGGCCTCCAGGAAGAGGCTCCAAGCCTTGGCGTCCCTGTGCTTGTCCTGCGTGACGTGACGGAGCGACCAGAGGGGATCGACCGGAGAGTGGCAAGACTAGTAGGAACTGATACGAACAACATCTTCGCGGAAGCTTCCTCTGTGTTGGATGGGACCGCGCTGTGGCCGCGCACTGACCGAGATGTGTACGGTGACGGGCATGCGGGAGAGAAGATCGTCGCTGCGCTTGAAGATCAAACCTGGGACGACTGATTATCAGCCGTGACATGAATAATTGGCATTATCCCGTGAATACAGGCTGATCTTGAGCCGCGCAACCCGAGCGCTTCGCATGATGTGGTTGGCATGCTCGTCCATCGCACGCGAGGCAGCCAGCCCGGACTTCTTCCAAGGGCAGCGATGCAAGAGGTGTGGGCGGCGGGACAAGTTCGACTTCAACGTCCCCGACGGAATATGGGCTACAGTAGTTCCACCGCACTATCGCGATCATGTGCTCTGCCTGGCCTGTTTTGACGATCTTGCATCCCAGAAGAAACAGAGGTACATACTAGGCATAGATACCCTCTATTTCGCCGGCGATGCGGCGAGTCTCGTGTTCAAAGTCAAGGGGAATGGCGAACCCTAGTTACCGACAGTTCGCGGCCTCCTTCTTGGCCTTTCACTCGTTACAGAGTTCACCCGAGGCCGGTCTTGTATGGGACTCCTCGTAGTTGCTTGTTGGCCAGTTGGAGCAGTTGGAGCAGAAATGCCAAGTGTCGGCCCCCTTTCGTTTGCGCCACGTTGATGCCATAGCTCACCTCCTTCGGTCGTATTGTAGCACCAGTCTAGCTGCTGGCACCAAACTCACTCCGCACCCCGTCCACGGTCATGAGCCAGATGTCCAGGCCACGACTCTTGGCGGTGGCGACTTCCTCGTGGGCGTCCTTTGTGAAGCTGAACGCCACGATGATCCCCTTGAGCGCGAACGTTCCGTTTCCGCGTTCGTCGGCGGCCTTACGCATCCTCTCCCCATAGCGCTCTAGCGCAGTCTCGAACTTGTCCACCTCGGGCCGTCCCACCTTGTCCTGTTGCTTGACCTGGATCGGCCACCTCTCGAAGTAGGTGTAGCCGTCAATTCCCATGTCCTTGACCTTGCGCTCACTCACCGTGCCTCCCATCACCCCGATGACCCAGTTCTGGAACTCGAATGGCTTGAGAGAGCGCAAGTCGTCGTCGGTCATGGGAAGACCGACGATCTCAACGCCTGTCGCTCCGGCTTGCTCCACTCGACGCTTCATAAGCTTGCAGGCGGTGGGGGACACATCAATCCCTATCCAGTCGCGCCCAAGGCGTTGCGCCACGGCGAGCGTAGTACCGCAGCCGCAGAATGGGTCAAGTACCAGGTGGCCGGGATTGCTACTCGCCTCAATTATCCGCTCAAGTAGAACCCGCGGCTTCTGCGTCGGATAACCGAGGCGTTCCTTGGAGTTGGGGTTGAGAATCGAGATAGGCCACCAGTCTGGCATGGGCGTTCGTGCCTGCTCCCTGGGCTCGTAAGCTGCCTTACGAACCCCCGCCTCAAACTGAGCTACCTGCTTCCGTCCTTTCCATCGCCGCATGGTCCCGGCTGAGACATCCGTGTAGAGAGCATTGAAGGTATGGCGTGAGTCTGTATTCTTCGTATAGAAGAGGATTACGTCATGGTTCCTGGCAAACTGGCCTCCGCGGGTGCTCCACTTCCGGTAGCACCATACGATCTCGTTTCTGAAGCACTTTTGCTTGGCGAACACCTCGTCTAGCATCACCTTGAGATAATGGCTTGCGTGCCAATCACAGTGCAAGTAGAGAGATCCCGCGGGTTTTAGGATGCGGTGCATCTCGAAGCAGCGAAGCCACATCCATTCGATGTAGTGGTTGATTCCCCCACTCCACCCGTCCTCAAAAGAGCGGATCTCGGCACCATCGTTCCATATCACCTCATAATGGCGGTTAGAGAAGAACGGCGGGTCCGCGTAGATGAGGTCAACGCAGCCATCGGGCATCTTGCGCATCCAGTCGAGGTTGTCCCCGCAGTAGATAACGTTGCGCAGCTTCATGTCCTCACCTCTTGCGTAGCGGCGTCCGCGAGCGGTGGAAGATCGTCCCCGTTGTGACCGAGAACTGGTAGCCGCACGCGCGGCACTGCCAGATCCGGCGCGTGGCGATCCAGTGTGGGATGTTCGTCCAGCACTTCGGACAGGTGACACCACCGGGCCAGCGCTTGCGCTGTAGGAACTCCTCGCACTTACGCTGGGTTGAGAACTGTCGTTCGAGTTCGAGGAGATTCATGTCTATCACGCTCCGGTAGGAGTATACAGATACCAGGATAATGTGTCAAGGGATAAAGCCCTGAATAATTGACAGAATGAGAACAGGAGGACTTATGGAGAACAAGAGGATCTTGGCGGAGCATACTAGGCTGGCCAGGATCGTAGACAACTGGCGTAACAACGTCAGAGGTGTTGACGTGGCCATTGATCAGGTACACGATCCTGACCGCGGAGCAGCGGGATGGATCAGGGACCTCAAGATCGGCCCGTCCACCACGAACCCCGGCAAGCAAGCCTTATTCGCCAAGGTTGAATGGACGCCACTCGGGAAGGAACTAGTCGGGGGAGGAATCTTTCGGTACATGTCTGCCGAGTTTGGGCCCCATAAGGACGCCGAGACTGGCACTGAGTACCAGGACGTACTGTATGCATCAACGCTTACGAATCGCCCATTCGTGAAGGGCCTCTCTCCTGTCACACTTGACGACGAATGGGTCGAGGTTCTGAGAGAGGGTGACTATATTCATGACACGTACGGACAGCTCTCCATTCAAGCAGACGAAGGAGACACCGGATGGATGCGCCGACTGTATAAGTTCCTGGAGTCTCGACTGAAGGCAGGGGAGCCAGCAACTCACAACGAGGATAATTATTGTACCTTTACAATTGCATTGGCAGTGAAGACAGATGATGGCAAGGAGTACCCTGCTGCCGCCTACCTCTACGTTCCTGACCCTGACAAGCCATCTACTTGGAAGCTACGGATCAAGGAGTATGTAGGAGACACTCTGAAAGTAACTCGTGAGCAACTTGGGCGGGCTGCCGCGGCGCTATCGCCAGGCGGATTCCGAGGCAATCGTGTCGAACTCCCAAGCGGGGAAGTGGCGAAGGTGAAAGCCAAGCTGCGCTCTCTGTACAGGGAAATCGGCGTGAGCGAGGATGATATCCCCGCACACATTAAGAATGAGGAGCAAGAAAGTATGGACAAGCTTATTGCTTATCTCAAAGAGCTTGGCATCGAGCTTGCGGAGGGAGATGACCCCGTTGACGCCCTGCGCGAGTACCTTGACAAGCAGAATACTACGGTAGCCACGCTGTCAGAGACGGCGATGGCAGAGGAGAAGAACAAGCGCCTACAGCTTGAGAAGGACGTTGCTGCGCTGACCGCGAAGCTCGAAGAGAGCGAGCGGACTGCGTTTCTGGACGAGATGACCCGCCAGGGCAAGCTGCTTCCGGCAGAGCGTCAGTACTTTAATGATCTGTATAAGACCAATAAGGACATTGTACGCAAGCTGCTCGGGGAGCGCACCGCGAAGGTCGATCTCGGGGAGCATGGCGTTTCAACAACTGAGACGATCCCGGTTGAGGATCGTAGGCTCGCCAAGATGGAGGAACTCATCGCTGGCGGGATGACCCCGGAGGCCGCTTACAAGCAGGCGCACCGGGACGTGCAGTAGGAGGAACATTGGCCACCGAAAATATGGTGTTGTCTACGTCGTGGCCTGCTTCGGGCGATCTGTCCAGCTACCAGTACCATGCTGTGAAGATTTCGTCAGGCGAGGTCGCACTGTGCGGAGCGAGCGATATTCCTATCGGCATCCTGCAGAATCAGCCGGATGCCGATGGAGTAGCAGCTGAAGTTGGTCTTATTGGTATTTCTAAGGCCGTGGTTGACGGTAGCACAAATGTTGCTATTGGCGACTTCCTGGCCGTAAACTCAGACGGACATCTCATCAAGACGACCACTGCATCAGATCAGGTTGTCGCCCAGGCCCTTGAGGCCGTGACGGCAGATGGGATCGTGGCTAAGGTCCTTCTTGCCCCGATGTCCACGTATAACCAGTCGTAGGGGGAACGATGGCCCAACCGACACTGAATGAAGTTCATGTTGATGCGGCGCTAAGCCGTATCTCTGTCGCGTATAAGAATCCCACCTATATCTGGAGCCAGGTAGCCCCCGTAGTCAATGTAGACAAGGAATCTGATAAGTACTACGAGTTTACTCAGGGGGATTGGTTCCGGGACGAGGCCGCGATCCGTGCCGAGGGCACGAAGGCTGCGGTATCGGGGTTCACTCTCAGCACGAATAGCTATTCTTGTGTTGAGTACGCACTGGCGACGAAGCTTCCCACCAGGACGTTGCAGAACGCGGATGCCGCGCTTGACCTTCGAGCCAGCAAGACTGCATTTGTGACGGACAAGGTACAGCTTCGCATGGAACACCAACTGGCGACCGAGATGTTCACTACTACCGTCTGGGGAACCGATAACACTACGGCGACTAACTGGGATCAATCTACTAGCACCCCATTCACGGACCTCCAGACCGCAGTTGACACGATCCGTATGGCCACAGGGCAGAAGGCGAATACCCTCGTCCTTGGAGCAACAACCTGGAGCAAGGGGCTCAAGTGGAATGCGGATCTTACCGACATCATCAAGTACACCCAGAAGGGAATTGCCACTCCAGAGCTTTTGGCGACTGCGCTGGAGTTCAAGAAGGTGCTCATCGGCTCGGCGATTTATAACACCGCTGCCGAAGGTGCCACTCCTGTTTATGCCGACATCTGGAGCGATAACGCGCTTGTCATGTACCTGCCAGATGCTCCTGGTCTTATGACCCCATCGGCCATGTACACGTTCGTATCGCGTCCGTTCCGAGTGCGTCGGTGGATGGACGATGTTGAAGAGGCTGAGTATATTGAGGCGAGCTGCATTGCTGACTTCATGCAGGTTGGCAAGGGCCTCGGATACTTCTTCTCCGACCTCATCTAAGTAGCGGGCAACGGGGGCAGGTAGTCCCTGCCCCCCTCCCTCATGGCATACATTACAGCGGCAGACGTTGAGCGCGAGATACAGTTTGACTTCACCGCCACTACGACGCCGACCGAGAGTGATATTTATACATTCATCACTCAGGTCGAAGCTGAGCTGAACGGGATACTTAGCTCCGTTGGTGTGCTTGTTCCAGTAAGCGCATCAGGATCTCCCGGCACCTATGCGATGGTGCAGCAGGCAGCGACGTGGGGCGTGTGTGCTCGTGCCATCGGAGCCTACGCTGGGCTCGTGTCGGGCGAGTCGCCGAAGGAGTCAATGTACTGGGAACGGTATCGAGACTTCTGCGAGCGCGTAGGCATGGACCCGGCGATGCTGTATGATGCAGTGTTTGACAACAGCATGAACCATGTTGTCGGGCTGGATTCTACTGACGAAAACTATCACGATCCAATCTTCAAGATGGATGATGAGTTCTAGTGCCTCTGACGCTTGAGATTCAGGTAACGGGTGAGCAGCAGATCCAGCTTATGCTGGAGAGCGTTTCTATCCGTTGCCGAGATCTCCGCCCGGCCTGGGGGCGCATTGCCCAAGATTTTGACGAACTAGAGGCCCGCCAGTTCGACACTGAGGGAGGGCTTGGTCAACGATGGCCTGCTCTCTCTCCTGCGTACGCTGCATGGAAAGCTGAGCACTACCCGGGCAAGAAGATCATGGAACTTACTGGTGCGTTGCGGATGTCTCTCGCTGAGCGTGGTCCTGGACATATTGACCGTCGTACTTCCGACACGTTGGAACTTGGTACATCAGTTACAAATGAGCGAGGAATAAACTACGGATTGATCCATCAGACGAAGGGAGTCGGCGGGAAGATCCGCAAGACGATCGTGGTCCCGGATTCTGCACAGCAGAGATGGGCTGAGATCATCAGCACCTACGTCGTTTACGGGGATATCCCACAACAAATGCAGCAGACGATGCAGAAGTTCTCTCTTTTCGGAGGGTAGATGGAGCGAGTACAGGCACTTCTCAAAAACATGCTCGAAACATACCTCCCAGACCAGCTCTCGGCACGCGAAGCGCCCGAGGGCTATCCGGTGCTCTCGCTTCCCGAACCCAAGAGGTATCTGTTCAACTTTGATGACGGGTTCACGGTCATTAGCGCTGGGGAATACCCAGCAGTGATCCTCCTCCCCGGCAGGACACGGGTAGAGTACAAATCAATCCGGGCCTACGTAGAGGACCTTCACGAGCTGGCGATTGTGTGCCTGTTACAGGACAACGACGCTGACCGGCTGCAACAGAAAAGGGCCAGGTATGCCGAAGCGATTCGCGAGGCCATCCTTGACAACTTCAAAGTAGCTGATCCGATCATCAGCGCTCAGATCACTAACATCTCCTATGATCGCACGCTGCGCGACGAGAAGACTTCAGCCTACCTGTCGAGCGTGTGGGTCATCGTCGAAGTCCGGGAGCGAGTGGCCTACTAGGAGGCTCATGTGAAGACATTTGTTTCCCGATCGGGGAAGTCACTCCCTCTGCCCGTGAAGACAGAGACAGACTGGCCTCCGGTCGTAGAGTCCACAAGTACGCCAGTGCCTGTATTTGATGTTACCATTCCAGAATCTGTCGTTGTTAGCACCGAGACAGATCAGACCGAGGAACAACTGGCACCGGAGGACAACACAACCACAACTCGGCCAAACCCGAGCTGGACGAAGCGTGAACTCATTGCCTACGCCTACGAGCATGGGATTCCATGCTCTCCTGGCGAGTGCAAGCCGAAAGTCTACGCTGAGATAACTGCTGGCATGACCAGCCAGGAGGATAATAATGGCGATTCTGGTTGAACGAACCATCGCCCTCGTCAAGTTGGAGAATACATACGGGGTAGATGCCTCCCCAGATGCCACGACAGACTTCATTGCCGTGGCCGACGTGCAGGTTAGCCCCCAGTATACGTACTTCGACCCGGCGGCGATGGATGGATCACTTTCCCCGCGAACGGGAAACGTGGGTGGGCAGCGTTCGATCGAAGTAACGTTCACCCACGAGCTTCAGCTTGATTCTAGCGGAACCCAACCTCCGTGTGGGCCGCTGATTCAGGCATGCGGGTTCGACGAGTCGAGCGGTGAGTTTACACCGGTCTCGACCGATTTCCCATCCGCGACGATCTACGTCTACTTTGACGGGTTGCTCTGGAAGATCGTTGGCGCTCGTGGGAATATGGAGGTTGTGTGTGCGGCGGGAGACGCCGTGAAGCTCAACTTCACAATGCGCGGGCTCTACGACGATCCAACAGACGCTACATTCCCTGCATCGTGGACGGACTCAGGAGGAGAGCCACTGATGGCGATGGGCGGAACGTTCGCCTGGGGAACTGAGAATCCGTGCATTGAGACCCTGAGCGTCAATATGAACAATGACCTTCAGGTTCTTGGCTGCATCGGAGACAGCTATGGTGCCCGAGAGATTGCTATCACCAACCGCAATCCAGAGGGCTCGGCGAATCCTGACATGACCACGCTGTCCGAGATGGACTGGCATACTCTGATGAACACTCCAACTCTCAGCGCGGTCACGTACACCATGACGGACGGAACAAATCACTGTACTATATCTATCCCCAAAGCACAGATCATGGAGATCGGCACCGGGTCGCGGTCGAATATCCGCTCCTGGGAGATCCCGTTCAAGTGCATCCGTGATTCCGGAGACGACGAGCTTTCTCTGACGTTCGGTTCTGGTATTTCCTAATAACCACACCGGGGGCGGGCATATGCCCGCCCCCATCACACTCTAGGTGAGGAGGAACAAGTGAAGGTAGTAGACCTGTTGGCAGAGCGGAAGTACATCCTTGAATCTGAGCGCAACCTGGACGAGACTGAACAGACTGTATTCTGGATCAAGGGGCTGCGGTATGACCTCTACATGAAGATCCAGTCTGAGCTTTCCCCGATCATCAAGATGCCTGGAAAGGCACTCGGGAAGGGTCAGGCAAACATGGACGATAGCACGGTGGAGCTTCAGCCTGGCGCCAGGCAGCGGCTTGAGTTCGAGATCCTGTCCGAGGGCCTGGTGCGCGTAGAGGGACTGAAGGGCCCGGGCGGAGAAGAGATCAAGTACCCCGGGGCCCAGGCACCCGAGGCCGTGCGCAAGGACTGGTTCGCCCGTTGGCTGCCTCCTGCGGTACGCACCGAGCTGGCCAATGCGATCACTGAGGGATCAACAGTAGACGAGGATGTTGCAAAAAACTAGCCTTGCTCGTCCACGTCGTCTACGGACTGGACGGACGTTGGCACACATCGGAGTGCCTACAGTCCAAGGGGTGCTCAGACCTTCACGACCCGACACCGTGCGGGAAGACACTCAAGCGCTCTGAGTTCGTGTGGGAGTGGCGGGGAAACAAGGAGAAGCACCGCACATGTCCTGCGAACATCGTAGAAACATCTCTCATCCCGATCCTAAACCTCTACTCTGCCTACCAGGATGGTTTTTTGTGGACTGCAGGTGGGATCTCTGCTCAGCCTGCAGCCTACATGCAGGCCATTCAATTGATCGGCAGCGAGGTCGCAAAGATCGAGAAGGAGAAGCAGGATAAGAAGGGTGGGTCCGTGTCCATCCCTAAGCGGGCACAAAGGAAACTGAAATGAAGAAGTGGTACTTGATCTATGAGACAAAGATGGGGGAGAGAAAGAGACCGATATGGCCAGATGAGCCCGCGGGTATCTTCAGGACCGTCATCGTATCAGATATTCCGACGATGCGCGGAGGGAGAGACATCACTATAAGGGGAACACGGAAGACAGAGGATGGATTCGCAGTTGATTTGTCTACGATCCGCGTGGCGAGTAGCGCCAAGCACTTGAGGACTGAGAGGCTGGAGGTTGCCGAGTGAAACCGGTGTACTACCTGGACTACCGCGGAAAGGCCGGGCCGCGTCGCCACTACGTGTGGTCAGAGACGCCGCCAGGCGTTTCCTCAGTTCGTGTGGATCGCGTTGAAACAGATGCCCACGGGTCTCGTATCACCGTGCGCTACTCGATTCATGGGAAGACCTACAAGAAGGTGATCCCTGTTGAGTCCAGGTTTGTGCGTGGAGTCAGGGTGGTGCTAGCGTGGCAGTAGGTAATGAGCTTATTATTGTAATCAGGGCAGTAGACGAGGCATCATTGGCCATCAGCAGGGTATCAAAAAGCCTGTCGGATGCCAAAGCGCAGATTATGGGATTCAACAGCGAGGTGGCGTCTCTTACTCGTGCGGTGGGGGTTGTTACAACCGGAATTGCTGTTGGTGCCGCAAAAGCAGCCTCTGATATTGTGGGGAGTTATGAGCACATGGAGACGGCTATGGCGACATTGCGCATGGCGATGCGCGATGCGACAGAGGAGGAGCTGGCCGATCTTGAGTCGATGCTTATTCGCATCTCGAAGGAGCTCCCCGATTCAGTCACGGGCCTCATCGACTACGCCACAGAGGTAGCCAAGATTGGTATCAGCGGCACAGAGAATATCGAGAGGATGATTCTAGCTGCAATCAAGCTCCGCGAAGCCTCGGGGGACATGATAGACGCTGATACTGCTGTGGCATCACTCGGAAAGATCCTCACTGCATTCGACCTGGCGTGGGATGAGGCGGAACGAGTCGGATCTGTCATCTCAGAACTAGCACTAGCAACTCCGGCAGAGTTTAACGAAATGCTAGAAGAGACCATGAAGCTCGCTGCCATGGGCGAAGTGTTCGGCCTAACCATGCCAGAAACCGCTGCCATGATTGCGCAAATAATCTCCTATGGCCACATTGCAGGGAGAACTGGGCTTCGCGCGAGCCGAGGAATCGAACTCCTCATTCAGAACAATGAGCTTCTTTCTGAATCGGCGCTTAAGACGGCAGAGGCGTATGGCCTCATGGACCAGGAACTCATCAGGACGATCCAGAGCGGTGGTGTCACGGCGCTAATGGAAAAGGATCCAATGGAGTTCCTATATCAGTACTTTGCATTCCTTGAGGCCATACCAGGAGATATTGCGACGATCGAAGAGATGCAAGATGTGCTCGGGTGGATGTCAGCGTATTGGCTTCCATTCGTGCATGGGATGGGAGAGGGCGTAGAGGGAATGCGGTCGCTAACAGAGAACATGGCGCTCGCAAATGATGCCTGGGCTAAGGGAACTGGGCTACAAGAACTGTACGAAAAACGGCTTGAAACAGTAGCTGCGCAGACTGAGATTACTACAGGGAACGTCGAAACAGCAACAGCACTACTTGGTGGTGGATTCGGGCCCGCCCTGATGGAACTCATGGAAAACGTCCTCAAGCCATTTTCTGCCAGACTGGTTGATATCGCAGCTGCATTCCGAGAAATGCGCAAAGAGGGAGCAAAGACAGCGGAAGAGTCTCGGTCGTGGACGTTCGATGTGCTTGAGACTCGGCTTGAGGGCATCTCTAATGCCATTGAGAAGGCCCTACTTGAGGGGGACTATAAGCCAGCACTGGCAGAGCTGTCCATAGCTGTAGGGGCAGCGGTGCTAATTGTCGAGTCATGGAAGCTTGCTGCCGAGGCCATCGTTGCGCTCAAGGCGTACCTTGCTGCTGAACTTGGTGGGATGACATGGAACATCGGGAAGATGATCCTCATTGGGAACCTGGTGTTTCAATTCCTCCCAGAGGAGACGTTGAATGCGTTGGACGAAGCCACCGATAGGGCGGCAGATGCAGTTGAGGGGGCAGAGCTGCCGGAGGCCATCAAGAGCGCGATTCAAACATACCTCGACAAACTAGGAGAAGAACAGTGGACGACCACCATCACCATTGGTATTACCTGGGCCCTGGCCGCGGGAGCGTGGAAAGCCCTGATGGCGGCCTTGTGGGGGTTCTTCAAGACGGGAGGATTTGACGTAGGCAGCGAAGCCCTCTGGGGGCTAGAAGGAGTGTTCACTGCTGGGATTGTTCTAGCCCTAGCAGTGTCTGTTGCGATGGAGGTTGGGGAGATCCTGAAAGGAGATCAGTGGGCCGAGGATCTGGCGCTCAAGTTGTCGGCCGCGTCCATCGCAGGATGGCTTGCGTTCACAGTAACAAAGGATATGCTTTCTGCCGTTGTTATCGCGTCTCTCGTCTTCAACATAACACCAACTGTCGGTGAGGTTGGAGAGCTTATCGGCGAAGGTGAATTGAGCAGCATGATCTCCGTGGCGCTCGGCGCAATCGCTGGCGCGATCGGGGCCAAGCTGCTTTTGCCGGGCACCGTAGCCGCTCCGCTCATTGGAGCAGCTGCCGGAGGGATGCTTGGATGGGCGCTTGAAATGTCAGTTGCTGCAATCATCAAGCTCATTCCATCGATTGGAGAAGCAAGCGGATCCGATCTCGATACTTCTTCAATCATTAAAATGGTGGGGTCAGTTCTCGGCGCAATCGCTGGCGCGATCGGTGGCTCGGTGATCATGCCGGGCACAGCTGGTATGTTGGCAGGAGCTGCAGCAGGGGCTGCGGCAGGATATGGGATCAGCATAGCAGTCGAAACGGTCGTCAAGCTGTTGTTCAAGCCCGACGAGGCCGGGAGCGAAGTGTCCAGTGACACCAAGAGACAGTTTGTCGCAATGTGTGTCTCTGCGATTGGGACAATTGCCGGTGCAATAGGCGGGGCGCTGATCGGGGCACCCATTGGCGGCCTGCCGGGCGGTGCCATTGGGGCTGCTGTTGGAGCTGCCGCAGGGTATGTCCTGTCTATTCAGGCCACCGCCCTCCTCGGGCTGTCATTCAAGCCCGGTACGACAGACACGAAAGCTGCCGCCGGCGCTGCAAAGGAGGCCGTCGATGCCGCCGCGCAGGTGGCAACGAAAACTTACGAAGATGTAATAGATGAGGCATCTGATGCGGTGCGGGAATTCTATGGTAAAAGAGCGGCCATTGTACAAGAAGTATCTCTAGAAATCGCAAGGGGAGCAATCGATATACCACAGTCCGACCTCGATCTCCTTTATGCTGTACTTGATGAGACAATAGCTGGGCTTGAACAACTATCCGAAGAAGGAGCACCGAGCGAGGATATCGCAGAGCACTGGAATGATATGATCCTCCGGCTCTCGGAGATGATCCCACAGATACAGTCGATACTAGAAAAGTTCAAGATTGCCTTCTCTGATGCCGGGCATGATGCCGCGCAGGCATTTGTTGATGCATTTGATGCCGGGCTCGGCTCTGTCGCCGTGGCGTCCCAGGTAACGACTGACGTCACTGTCACCAAGCAGGCAGGAGGACCCGTTTATGGAGTGGGGTCTGGAGACATCGTGCCCGCGATGCTAGAACCGGGAGAGTTTGTAGTCCCGAAGTGGATGATGAAAATACCGTGGTTATCTTCGCTTATTTCCGGAATCTGGTCTGGGGCACGAGGCTATCAGGAGGGCGGTCTGGTTGCGGCATCTGGCATCATCGAGACGGTCGTAGGCATCATTGCAGGACAGGCCTCCCGCCTCCCACAGCTCGTATCGATCGGATCGTCCCTTGCAGCCAGAGAATATAAGGAAGCTGGCCTTGATGTCCTACGCCTACTTGCAGATGTCGTGAATGACATGGCGCAAGAGACCGAACGGGCGGTGGACCGTGTTTCATCGGCAATGCACGACCTGTTCTCTCGCGCACAGGACCTAGCACAGTCGTTCCTTGACCTTATAATTCGATCCCAACAGCTCGCTGACGTGCAGGGTGCACTCGAACAGGTGCAGTCATTGCTCATCGATGCGCTACTGGGCTTTCTTGCGCCGATTCGCTGGGTTATCGAATTCATCGTCGGGTCATTCGAGGTCGAGGCCGAGGCCGTGGAAGAGGCAGCGCAGG